AGTGAAGCCGTTTCCCATAGTGGAAAACATCTCCAACTCGTGTAAGCTTCCATCCGGAAGGATGGTGGACTTGACACGTAGGTCGTCCAGTAGTGACCACCACTCGAATGGCAGAAGGTTGATAACCAACTGCCGAGTGATAGAATCACTAGCTGAAGAAAGGTCGATCGTAGCTAAGTTCTCACGAACCGCCCTACGAGCTAGGTCCTGATTGACGGTTTGGTCATTAAGATTCTGACTATCCCGCCAACGAAGGAGCCTACGTCGGATGAAGTTTCCGACGGACTTTTGCAACAGCACATTGATTTCGGGCTCTTTGCAAGCCACTCTATCAATGTCTGACTTCTTTGGCACCGTAAATAGGGTCGAACTCTCGTTTAACGACAGAGTCTGACTGCTTAAGCGTGTACCAGAGGCAAACGCGAGCCAGTGTGCTATCGCTGAGTCTGAGAGTTCAGCCTCACCGGTTAGTTTCGCAATCGCGGCCGCAGGCGACCTACGAATGCGTGGACTCGCCCCATTCGTATGTATCCCATCACAAACACAATCGGGATACCGAACGGGGCCGAGAATTCTCGCAATTAAGGATCTCACCTCGTCACAGAGTGATCGAGAGTGTATCCAGCCAAGGTCAACGTCGTTAAGTAGAAGACGTTGGTTGGTCCGAGAATTTCTGGAATCAACCGACAGCCATTTGCTGACGGCGTTCTCTCGCCTAACACTAGCAGGCGTGGTACTTGAATCACAGTATTTCGAAAGAATCTCTTCTTTGAGGTACTGTGTCTTGTATTCACCTTTAAGAATGTCATCATTGAGAGCTTGTAACAGCTCCCGGATGAATTCCTTACTAGTGTTATCCGGTAGAGAAACGTCGAGGGTCTTTCCCCTATCACGTTTCTTTCTTGGCATAGTAAGTACTCCTTATGGATATTTACTTCAAGCCACCGATTTACATCGGAAGCAGAGTCGATTGTAGCTCTCTTAATGATCGGAGCCGAGCAGGATCTGGATGAAGGAAAAGATATCTTCGATTCCTTCGCCAGGTCCAAGAAGCCCGTAGCCGGCCAGAAAGGGAGTAGCAGCGATGATGGCAATTGCCATCAAGACTACCCCAATACTGCGGCCCCGAATAAGTGCGAAGAGCACCTTCGGGTTCCGGAGTATTTTGGAGATCAAGTTGAGCGGATTGCTCAACTTACCAAATCTCCTCCAAGCCAGTGACTGTCGAATCAACGACAGTCTGAGAAGCGGAGAGTGCGTCGGCAAACATGCCCACGAGATTCTTCCGCTCCTGCAGCGTAGACTGCGAAGAGAACGTGAAAGTCACGTCTCCGTAGTTCACGAACTGGCTGGTGGTACGATCGACACCGTTGATGGTCTCAGTGACCGCCTTCGGTACAGCGAGAGTAAGACGGACCTTCTTCTTGGATCCGTCGAACTTCCAGGAGATGTTCAGCTTGCTGTCCACCTCGGGGACAACACCGTTCTCTCGAAAGAGAGCCATGTTGCCGTTGTCGCCCACAGGCACGAAGTTGTGCGTAACGGGCGTAGATTCTCGGTCATCGACCGAGATGGTAGTGCGTTGAGCCATTATGGTTCAACCTCTGTTGGATAACCTCCAACTAGGTCCCTTTCGGGAGTTCTACAGCGGTAACCACTGTAGGGTTCGGCAACCCACCAACAAAGTGGGCCCGGTCACTGCGTCAAAAGCAACGCAGAGAGAGAGGCCAACTGGCCTTTACTCAACCCTATATTTATATACGGGGTCGAACCAGTAAACGACCATACCGGCTGCCTATAAAAGCATTCGG